GAGTCTCCAGTTGTGTTTGCAAAAAGGGCTAATCTACCTACCGCAGTATTGTTACTTGCAGTTGTATTATCGCCTAAAGCACCAGTTCCAACAGCTGTGTTATCAGAACCAGTTGTATTGTCTTCAAGTGCAGCTTTTCCTACCGCAGTATTTTGTGCGCCAGTTGTGTTTGCTCCTAATGCACCATCACCAACTGCTGTGTTATTATCTGCTGTTGTGTTATTATTTAATGCTGATCTACCTATAGCAGTATTTTGGTTACCAGTTGTGTTAAGTGCTAAAGCAAATGCACCAAAAGCTGAGTTTTTAATTCCAGTAGTAGTTGCAGCAGCAGCATTTGATCCAAAGGCTGAGTTTTTATCCCCTGTCGTATGTGCTCCTAGTGCATCTTTACCAAAAGCACACGCAGCTGTTCCAGTTGTATTTGCATCTAAAGCATTAGCACCTACTGCTGTTAGTGATGCTCCAGTTGTGTTTAATAATAAGGCTTGATATCCAAGTGCTGTGTTATTAGAAGCGGTTGTGTTAACAAGTAAAGCATTTGCACCGACAGCTACGTTATTTGCTCCTGTAGTGTTATCACCTAAAGTCTGTTGTCCTACAGCTACATTATTTGAAGCAGTACTATTGGATTTTAATGAGTTATTACCTATCGCTGTGTTTGTAGCTCCAGTTGTGTTTGCTGTTAAAGCTGATCTACCTACAGCAGTGTTGTTGTCAGCAGTAGTATTTGCTAATAAAGCTCCTGTACCCACTGCTGTGTTCTCCGTACCAGTAGTATTTGATCCTAAAGAATTAAAACCAACAGCAACATTATTATTTGCAGTAGTGTTAGCGTCTAAAGCATTACCACCAACAGCTACGTTAGATGATCCCGTTGTGTTTGCTGCTAATGAGTTATAACCAACGGCAGTGTTATTACTTGCTGTTGTGTTTGTAAATAAAGCAGCACGACCTAAAGCAGTATTGAAACCCCCTGTGGTATTAGCAAACAAGGCTCCATGTCCTACGGCTGTTGCAAAACTATAATTACCACTACTTCCAGCCGCATAACCCACAAAAGTATTTTGTTGCCCTGTAGTGATAGCATCCCCTGCGATACCACCTATAGCTACGTTTTCTTCTCCAGTTGTGTTTGCTATTAATGAGTTATTTCCAACAGCAGTATTGTTGCTTGCAGTAGTGTTTGCATTTAACGAATTTCTACCCACAGCCACGTTTCCTGCACCTGTTGTATTGACTTGCATTGAGTTATCGCCTATTGCCACGTTTCCATCTGCTGTAGTATTTGCACCAAGAGCAGCATATCCAATACCGATATTCCTATCTCCTGTAGTATTTGCGTCTAGTGCAGTAGCACCTAAAGCTACATTTTGAAATCCCTCTGTATTATTTACTAAAACATTATATCCTACCCCAGTATTGCTGAAACCTGATGTGTTAGCCGCTAAAGATTCAGAACCTACAGCTACATTACTTGCTCCAGAAGTTAAAGCTGTTAAAGAATTTTTACCAATAGCAGTATTGTTTCCACCAGTAACAGAAGCATCTAAAGCACTTTCTCCAAGAACAGTATTACCTGCAACAGAGTTTGCTCCTTTACCTACAGTAAGAGAATTTATTGTTGCATCAGCACTAGAAGTTATACCACCAGTTAATGTTCTTAAATCAATCCAGCCATCATTAGCTGAATTACGCATTTTTAATAAATTATTTCCCGTATCTGCCCAAAATGTATATGCCTTTCTATATGCAGGTTCAGACGCACCGCTATTCATTGTCAATATTGCGTCATATATCTCATTTATGTCAGCTCTCACATTCGCCCCTGTGGAGTTATCAACTACATAATTTCCACCTGTACTTACTTGTGACATTGCCTAATCCAATTTTTATCTAAGTATATCTTAATTCAATACTAACTACCACGACCAAAACCTACTGCTGTGTAACTAAATGTCTTATCCTGGACAGCATTACCTGCATTTAAAAACTTAATTGTAAATCCTGTGCCAGATATATTAGTAATTTCAAATCTTTCATTAGCACCTAAATCATTAGCAGTAATACCAATACTAGGTAGTTGTGTGTTAGCACCTACTGCTGTACCTGCAAAACCAGTAAAGAAAGTATGATCAAAAGTAACATTTAATCCTGATGATGACGTGCCAGAACTTAAATTAGACTTTTGTTCTGTTCTTCTATCGAGTTCTGCTGTATATCCTAATTGATCTATTTCTATAGATTGTGCTGGATCATCACTATCCATTTCACACCTAAACTTAAAACCTCTTCCTATGTGTATACCATTAGCAAAGGTGTTAAATGTTTTACCAGAAAAATCACTATCCTGGTAACTAGATCCATTTGCTGGTGCGGAGGTAGTCGTAGCAACCAGTAATTTTGCATTAACGTCAAATGCTGTTGCAGAATCGAAATCTGTCCAAGTATCTATATTTGCTGTTCTTTTATCAATAAGATCATTTGGATAAAAACCTTGCGTAACAAAATGTCTTGTTAGTCTTAATGGTTGTGATGTACCAAGATCTAAAATATTTGCAAAATCATAACTACCACCTGTAATATCTACAGCACCTATAAAATCAAAATCAGCTATAGCATCAAAATCTGGCTCATCATCAAGTGTTGTAAGTGAGCCTAGTACAAGGCCGTTTACATCATCACTAAAAAAACAATCTACTTTTGTACCACCAAAAGGTGGTGAGTCTGTATCTTCTCTATCTGTAAATGTTGTAAGTTTTGGTAATGGATCTGGATTTGTTACAACTACTGAGGCTTCTCCAGCACTTAATCTACCACCATCATCTCTAAATTTAAGAATATATTCACCATCAATTGCAGGTAACATAGTCTCTGACACGTTACCAGGTAAAGCAGGTATCAAATCAACAGAATTAGTAAATGTACCACTACCATCTGTTAAATTACTATGCCTTACAACTACATTGCCACCATGTAATACATCTATATCAGTAGCTTGGTTAAAACGTAATCTAACAAGCTGATCAGATATTGTTTCTACTAACAAACCAGTAACATCTTGTGGAACTGCTGTTTTACCAACAGCCTCAAAAGTAATATTTGTAGATGTTGCTGACAGTTGATCTAAAACGTTATATGAAAATACTTGAATCGTATAAGTTCCTTTTCTACTGTTCATTATCTCAAAATCAGGTCTTGATACCTTTTCGCTTACAAAGTTGCCATTTTCAAATCTGTAATTAATTTGATATTGCACAACACCTACAATTGGCTGCCAGCTTATAACTATTTTAGAAATAGCTTGATTATTTATAGGAAATATTTTTTCTACTGCATTTAATGCCTCGGGTGGTGCAGTTAGTTCATTTAATTTTGATACGTTTCTTGCAGGTAAAGACTCACCATCTTCTATAAATGCATATTTACCTTCTACATACGACAATGCTGTTATTTGATAATTTATACCATCTTGTTCCTCTACTGTTATTACTCTAAATAATTGTGATTGAACAGTTACGTTAGATATCATCCATACAGTATTAACATTAGGTGTTTGTGAAAATGCATTATCAACAGTTATAACGCCATTAGACACAGATGATATTGTTCTACTTTCTGCTGTCCCATCTGGAAGTATTAAAGATAATGTTGCATCACCAACAGGATTACCACTGCTATCAACGGCAAAATCTGTAGCCTCTGTATCATCGACAGTAACGACAGTTGTAGAAGCTACAGCAGATAATCTTCCACCTCTTCTAACACCTGCTCTAACAGGATCATTTATTTCTATAATCGCACCTGGTCTTACTACTGCACCAGAATCTATAGATGTAGAAAAAGCTACTACTTCTGATTCATTTTGCTCTGTAAACAATATTGCTTTACCTAATCTTCTAGCTTGACCTCTTGAAGTACAAGCAAATGCTTTAACTTGTTTTACTACAGTTCCAAATTTATTTTTTCTTGCCGTATCTTCTGCACTATCACTATCTCCAACAACTTCATAGTCAATCTCTTGACTATCCATATTAAAGTAAGCAACAGATACAACACTATGTCTAGTTTTTAAACTACTTCCAGAATATGAAAAACCATCTTCAGTAACATTGGATAAAGTAAATAAATAACTAGGATCGGTAGGTTTATCTTGCGTAATTGTTATTGTTCCAGCAGACCATATTGGCATACATCTCATAACACCTGACAAGGAATTTATAAGGTCAAATGCTTCTTGAGGGCTTTGTATATTAACATTGCAACTAAATCTAGGTTCTTGATCACCAAATCCATCATCTACAAGAGTATTAGCAAACTTACTTGCAGCTACAAAACTAAATAAATCTAACGAACTGTCTGTTATATGATCACCAAAACCATATCTTGTATTAGTTAGAAGATCTAAAAGTATCATTGCTGGACAAGAAGTCCATACAGCAGCACCCATTACTCCGTTAAAAATGTAGCCATCAGGATAATGTATAAAACCAAAACTACTACAGGTTCCAAGTCCTAATGCAGTTGCTTGAGCCTGGTTAGTAACAACAGTTGGCGTACCAGAACTAGATGCACCTGCACCTGGTATACGCACCTTTATGCCCCTGATTCTAAATTTACGTTTTGGTATTGCACTAAATTGCATAGAATCTAGCCTTATTGAGCTATATGCACTGTTTAAATATGTTGATGCATCATCAATAATTTCGCCAAAACTAGTCCACTGAAAACTGTCTCTTAGATTAGTATCAGTGCTATCTGCTGTAACTCTGCTAACTCTGATATCAACAGGAAATGAACCAGTAATATCTACACGATAATCTTTTTGGTACGCATCTCCACTTCTACCTCTGATAGTGTCAGTAATAATATCAGTAAAACCACCAGAATTATATTGAACAGCAATCTTAAGTTGAACAGAAGTACCTAATAAATCTCCTTCATTTGTTGCTTTTTGAAGTTGTGGAAATGTTATTGAAACTTTTACAGCATCAACATTAGTATTTGTTATTTGTCTAGTTACAGGTGTACTAGCTGTTACATCTACACCAACACTGGTTGTTGATACACTACTTTCAATACCAGGTATTTTTGTTTGTGCGCCTGTGCCAAAACGCGGTGTAAATTTTACATCTTGATAGTTAAAATCTACAGTTTGTGGATTAGTAGAATCTGCTGAAGCTCTTAATACTGGGGTGTCATTAAGAAAAACATCTTTTAATGCAGCGTTATTATATGCAGTTGTACCTTTTGTTCTACCTTCTTTTGATGCTGTTGCAAAGCCTTCTATCTCTCCTTCTGAAACAAGATCAAGAAACGTAGCAAACTGTCTACTGTGTAAAGTATCAGGTTCTCTAGTCGGTTGCGGAGGTGAGGGTGCTGGATCATTACCTTTTGCACCTCTAATAAAATGTTTTTTTTCAATCATGCCTGAACCTGCTCCGTATCTACAGAACCACTGATCACCACTGAGCCAGTAAAAATTTCTCCAAATACTAAAGGTACTGGAGTTCCACTACGCCCCGTTTGTTGCGTGCCTCCAAAACTAAATGATAGTCTCGGATCTTGTGTATCTTCGTAACCTGGCACTTCTGGTAATGGAAACAACATATCTGATACACCAGATAAAACTAAACTAGCACCAACACCAGCAAGTATTTTTTGAAAAAATCCAACTTTAGCAAAACCTTTTGAAAAGGCAACACCTAATCCAGCAGAAGTACCAAAAGATAAAAAAGATAACCCAATTAGTGCAGCACCTAATAATATTTTGCCAAAACCACGACCAGCACCAGTTATCACAGGTACAAAATGTATATCTTCTTGCCCTATTGGATGTGATATTTCAGTTTCATCAACAGCATACTCACCTACCTTGACCTGATAATATCTAGGATTCATATATTTCTCTATACCTGCAAAATTATTAACAAGGAAACTAACAGCTTTCTGTAAGCTATCAACCTGCACTTCAAATTCTTTATGACCTACAAACTCTGCAAGTTCACCATATAGCTTTATTTTACGAAGCATAACGATACCTCTTGCCAGTGCATTTTAACAACCATTGTGAATATGGTTCTCTACAAGATAGTCTATCTGTTAAATGATGTAATACCTCATCTCCTAAAAAAATAGCTACATGATTTAGCGTTGAATCTAATATGCTCATTAATAAAACATCACCACTTTTTAATTTCTCATTCGGCTCTAGTTCTCTAAATCCTGTTAATTCTGCGTACTGTTCAAATAATGGTTTTTTCATAAATTCTTCTGGTGTTATAGGTCTTTCATAATCAACAAGATTTATGCCTTTTTCTTTTTTATAATAATCTCTTACTAATGACCAGCAATCTGTAACGCCCCATACCCATTGTCTACCAAGCAAAGGTGCTTCATAACCTTGTGGCTCATAATATCCCCACTTTTGTGTTTTAGGATTAACAATATGCCAAGGTAACTTACTATGTTCACACGCAACCATATCTGCTTGGCTTGCTACTGGTGGAGTTGTGGGGTGACTATGAACAACAGCAGTTACCTCTCCTAAATTAGATGCTTTTACATAATCTTCTGGGTCTAAAATAAAACATTGATGCGCTGTCATAGAAAGATTACGACAAGGAAAATATCTTTCTTTACCACGAATGTTTAACAAAAGACCAACACATTCTTTTGGGTCTTCTTGTATTGCATGATTAAGAGCAGCTTCTTTCCAATTCATGTTTTTATCGTACCGATAGAAGGAAACTCGGCTCTAGTACATTGTCTTTTTGGCGCACGAATACCAGCAAGATCAAACACCGCAGCTAACTCAAACTGTACAAACTCTCTATTTTCTGCTGATTTTCTATCTATCTTATATATTTCCTGTGGAAACTCTGCTGTAGAATCTGGCGTACCATATGGATTTACATTTTCTGGAAAGTTTACAGCATCAATAAATCTAGCAAGTGTTCTTATTCTTGTAACTGTTGCACCTGTTAAATCATTACCTGATGTTGTGCTGTTTACATTTAACAATATCGCTGTAATAGTTCCTAATGCATTACTAACTGTAAGAGTAGGTCTTGGTAGTTGACCTTTTTGAAAAGCAAAACCTTCTGCTTTTATAGGAAATCTTTGATATGTATTGCCAGCCCAAACTAACTCACCATTATTGTTAAGTGTAGATCCAGCATGAAACCTATATACAGTAGATGTACCATGTAATGTACTGTCTAACGTAAGAGTAAAAAGTTCTATTATTGATGACGGATTTATATTTTGTAAATTGCTAACAATAGCAGAACTGCTCATGGTTCAAACACCTCTCTAAATGTTGCATTTATTGTTGCTCTGTTAGCAAAATTAACTTGTTTACTCCATTGATCACAAACATACTTTCTGGCAGCAGGTAATGTGATAGAAACATTGCCACTATTAGATGCACTGGCAGCAGCATTTACTGTAAATATATTTCTATCAGTAACCGACTTAACAACAAATGTACCATCGACAGCAGAACCTGATGTGTAGTCAATAGTTAATACATCATTAACAGCCACACCATGATCTGTAATAGTTATTGTTACTGTTGTCGCTGTCTGTGAGTAAGTTCCTGTTTTTGTAAAACCTTCTGATGGTGGACTATACGTAAAACTTGTACTGTTGTTAGCCTCTGTACGCAAAAATGCTTCTATAACATCTGATTCTGTTTCTGTTATGTTTTGCCATGTAAGATCATATGTTTCTGGATTTTGATGACTAGCTAGACCAAATAATATTCTATGCTCATAGCCATCAGCATATTTAACAATACGAGTATTAGGTTGTGAACTTTTTGTAAAACCAAATGAAGCCTCAATACTTGGAAAGGTAGCCATTATGCAAGTAAACCTCCAGGTCGTTTTTGTTTTATAAGTTCTGATTCTATTGCTGCTGATAATGCCATACCTAGTGCTTTACCATCAGCCTCATCACCTTGTACAGATGAACCAGAAGCATCTACATTTACAACTATATTAGTAGCTCCACCAGAAGCCTCAACCCCTAAGTTGCCAGAACGCCCACGTTTAAGAGGAAGTATTGCTTCTGGTGAACCAGCTTCACCCATAAGTCCAAAATTACCAGTACCACCAGATCCATACGCAAATAATGTGGGAGATGTTACGATGCCCCCTTTTGCAAACTTTTTCAAACCTTGATCATAAACATTGCCTTTTGCATTTTTTGTTGGATTAATTCCAAACACACCTAACAAAGGTGTAATAATAGATTGTCTAATAATTATTCTTGTAATATCTGCAAGTATTGATCTGGTAAGATCAGCAAAATTTAATTTACCTGTAGTTACAAAATTAACAAGAGCATCTTCCATTCCTTTAAATGCATTAACTGTTGCTTCTTTTACTTGTGATGTAAAGTCTTGTATTGAATCTACATAAGATTGCATGCCTGACCTAACATTTGAAAATATACCTTCTACATTATTTTTAACATCTTTTGCACCATTTTTTACTTTATTTATTTCATTAATTAAGTTCTCAAAGTCTGTACCTGTAGTGTAAACATTATCAATATTAAAACGATCAGGAGCATCCATAATTGCTTTTATTTCTTTTGCAAGATCACTATGCTCTACAGCAGCTTCTCCAGTAAGTATTCTTAAACGATTAAGAGCTTTTATTGTCAACATTATGAGATCAAGTTGTACCTTATATACCGCTTTTAATGGTTCTAAAAATTTTATTACACCTTCTATTTGTTTTTTCTGATGAGTAATAAATGCAGTGACTAATAGTGCATATATTCTTGCACTTTTATCTGCAAAATTTAATAGCCTAACAGTTAATATTTTTATACCTTTGCTATTTGCATTTAAAAACCTTAAAAATCTCGTAGTATTATCTTGAAACATTGCACCAATATTAGTTAATAATCCACCAAAATTTTCTTTAAGCTTTGCCATTTCAACAGCCAACCTATCACCCGCAGCTTCTGGTGCTTTAGCTAATATTTCTGCATTTTTACCATAATTTGCAAACAAATGTTTACTGAAGCCAAGAAAATCATTCAAGGTAACTTTGCCTTGCTCTAATGCTTTATCTAAATCTTTTGGCATCATATTCATTGACGCAGCAAACAATGTAAAAGCCCCAGGCAAGCGTTCACCGAGTTGTTGTCTGAGTTCTTCTGCCGATACCTTACCTTTACTAAATACTTGTGATGTTGCTCTTAGTGCTGCGTTCATATCTTCAATCGATCCACCTGTACCTCTAATACCAGAAGTTATACTAAGAAATACATCTTGTGCATCTTCTACAGAATGACCAGCACCAATTACAGATGCTGTCAAAGCAGTAAATTGTCTAGTAATAACATTTTGTGGTATAGCTAATTTTTGACTTGTATCTGCCAAAAACTCTTGTGCTTTTGCATATGCTTCAGAATCATTAATTACTAACTTTAAGGCTTTTCTTTGTCTACCAAGTGCTGCATTATATGTAGCTATTTCTTCTAAACCTTTCCTTGCCATTCCAATTTGTGAACCAATAACACCACCTGCTACTGCACCAGCAGGACTTCCTGTAAGAGCAGCTCCAAGTCCTGCACCAATAAAACCTTCAGCCCCACCAAAAATGCCAGCAGCACCTATAGCACCAAATGTTTTTGCTGCTCCCTGCAATCTACTGCCCATACCTTTTTTAGCAGTAGCTTGCATCTTTCTAAGTTGTGCTTCTAATCTAGCTGCTTCTGATGTTGCCTCTTTAAATTCATTACTTGTAATATCAACGTTTGCAGCTAATTCTCTATATGAATTTGCTAATGCTTTTGTACCATTTATAGATTTTTGTGCATTAGCAGATTGTGCTTTTAATCCTTCTAATAATTTTTTACTTGAATTTGTACTTAACTTTGTATTATCATTCAACCTCTTTAAGGATGATGACAAACCACGCAATTTATCAACACCTTGTACTTTAAGTAAAAATTTTATACTTGTTTCTCTATTAGCTGCCATTATTTTTTATCCTTCTGCATTAGTTTTAATGCCTCGTATTCCATTACCTGTATTCCTTCAAACATAGCAACAGAATCTTCAACTGTATATATTTTACACAAGTATTCCAAAGATTTATAGTTTATGCCACTTAATCCAGCCATACTGACATACCACTGTGTAGATAGTTTCCAAAACATATTGACAATTTCTTTATTATCCTCCCAAACAATACAATCAGTTGTCCTTTTGTTTTTAGTTTCGGCTGCGATTTGTTCTTCTGTAGCACCAAATGCTTTTAAGGCTTCTACAGTTTCATCAATAACATCACCTTGTACCCAATACCTCGCAGCCTCTCTTAGTTTTTTTCAATAGCTCCTTGCATACTTTCTCCATATGCCTTAATAACGCCAAGAACAATATATTGATTATCTAAGATAGCCTCAAAATTGTCTTCATTAAATTCTACTTCATTACCATCAGCATCTTTTATACCTGACCATCCAACAAGAACAGTCCTTACAAAATTATCATCGCCAGCATCTATTAAATCGACAAAAGCTTTACGACCAACATTTTTGAATTTGGCCGTAAATGTTTCTTTCTTAAATTTGCCTTTTTCTGGTGATTGAACAGTTACCTCCCAATCATATTCAGTAACCTTTTTGAAAACTAATGCCATAAATTAAGTCATTACTATACTTAGCTCATTATTACCTGCTGTTGTAGGTAATGCCAAGTAGGGTAAACTCAAGCTATTGACCCCACCAGTGTCTCCTCTAGTAACTCCTGTTATATCTGTTTGTGGAACATTGACAGTAACAATGTTACCTGCACTAGCACCAAGAACAATAGAACTATTCCCAGTAGCAGTAGCAACAGCTTTTGCAAAGTAATCTGTTGTAGCTCTTACAGGCTCTTCTATAACAGCAGTACCACCTGGCGCACGATTAGTAATCAATACTTCTTGACTAGATGCTGTCTCTTTATAAAGGACTTCATTATTAAGAGCTAAATCAAAAGATTCTATTCTTTGTGATGTAGCACCATGAAATGTTGCAGTAGTAATGTTTGTGTCATTTACTTCTAATGCTGCTGATTGGTTAGCAACTGTAAATGTACCTGACATTGCTGTACTATCTGGAGCATTATATATTCCAGTAAACTCAAAATTTATCATTGCAAACTGACCTGCTGTCATTGAGATAGTAGCCGTTCCTCTACATCCTGTAATCAGGTGTCTTGTTGCACCATAAAAACAAAGAATAGTACAACTAGAGAAAGAAGCACTGACAGGAGCATAAGTAACACTAGTTGAACTAGCTATAGTCTCAGAAAGCCCACAACTTTTTAGCAAAGGTGACAAGGCACTTGCAGTACCTGCTGCGCCTGATCCTGATAGTTCAGCACCGAAAGATACTGCTACACGTTTGTTAGCAAGTAATGTGCCTTGTGTACTGTTACCTAAAAATCCTTGGAAGGTAGGTGCTTGTACGTTATCAGATTCGATTGGTGTTACTTCTATATCAGTAACTTGAATAGCATTAGAACCAGCTACAGGAGATGGATTACTCCCATAAGATGATTCAATCTTTGCTAGTAGTTTTGTCGTTCTTGTTAGAGCCATTGTCAGAGGAGGAATCGGTTTCTGGAACTAGTGTACTCTTTCCTGTTTCTGGATCGAACATATATGTTCCACCCTCACCAGGATTAGGCACTTCTGTATTTAGTTTAGCCATGAAATCATGCAGCAGTTAAATCAGATCTACTTGTACGATAACGCACAATGAAATCTTGACTAATTATACCAAGAGGTACATCAGCCTCAACCAAACTAAAATCAGTACGATCTGGCGTTAGATCCAGAGCATACGAATTTATAGTCTGATCTGCCATTAATCTTAGATGAACTTGCTGCGTATATGTATCAGAATCGTCATCTGGTACAGCAGCCCTAACAATTGTTGATACTCTAACCCTCATTGACCAATCTAATTTGTCAAAAAAGTTTGTATCTGTAGGATTATCTTCTACTGGCTCAATAATTATTGCAGGTGTTTCTGCCCTTGCTAATGGTTCTACTCTAGATCTATAAACAGTAGCATTTGTTATAGCGTCTAAGTTAGTTTTCATTCTTGCTAATATCAGTTCTCGTCTAGTGTCTGCCATTATACTTTGCTCAATAATAATGTTGTAAAACTACCATCATCTATAAGCAAATTTTCTCTAACAGTGTAATTTGTAGAATCTACAGATATTGCTGTACCACGAGATGCAGATGTAACATCAGTTGTTTTTGATGTTAATAAATATTCAACAGATGTAGCAAGACCACCACCAATTACATCTGTAGGTTTATCTAAAATACCTTTAAAAGCAGTACCACTACCGATCTGACAACTTACACCAAAGTCGTTTAAATATACGTTCAAGGTGTCAGCATCCTCAGTTAGTGCCATTTACTTTTTCTTTTGTATTGTTGTTTTTTTTGGCTTTGCTACTTCTACAGGAGCTTCTATCACTTTGCCCATAGAACTTAACAATGCAAAATCACGTTCACTTATGTCGTATGTTTCTCCAGCTTCTAGTGCAGATCCACTAGCACATACGTTTTCTAAACACTTTACTTTCATAAAAAAAAAGGGGGTGTAATACCCCCTATAGTAAACCAATTATGTGGTTACGTCTAAGATTGCAGCAAATGATTGTGCATGACGAACAGCAACATCAAATGCAACTACAGCCTTAACAGAAGTTAAGTTCTTAGCGAAGTCATCACTGTCCTCACCAACTGTAATCTCTACTCCACCACCAAATAATCCTAAGATTGCTTGAGAGAAGTCACCCATAACAACAGCAGAACAAGAACCTGATGTAGAACCCTTAGTTAGGTTGCTAGGTACTTGGTTTGTCATTGCTAGAGGATAGCCGTTAACAGCAATTGGAGTAGCACCTCTACCTAATGCCTGTAGGTTGTTGTTAACAAGATACTCACCACCAGATGTCTTAAGTTTCTTAATAGCACCCATCACTTTAGCGTTGGTTACATAAGAAATAGAATCTGCGTTAACACCTGCATTATCTTCCATAATTGCAGTTTCTAGATCAACTAGTTTGTCTACTGTGATTGCACCACCGTTAGTACCGATTGCAACTGAACCAATACCAGAAGTCTGCATGATACCTGTAGGCTGACCTGATGAACCAGAACCATTAAGAATACCAAGATCAAGACCAACATTAATTCCGTCAGATAGATCTCTTCTTACTAGCTCTTCAATACCAGGAGTTGCCTGAATGAGCATATTTCTAGAGAACTTAGACATTGTTGCTAATGTCTTAGGTGTCATTGAAATCTGATCAAATGTTGACTCAGCCTGTGTAATAGCTGTTGTTTCAGCACTTAGATAGCCAGTAGATGCAACACCTGATCTTCTTGGGATTGCAACATCACCAACTAGACCTGATAAAACTTGAACACCAAGACCAACCATAACTGTGTTGTTTCTTAATGCTTCGATAAAATCATCAGCCCTTAAATCTGTAGCAACGATGTTTCCACCAGTTGTGGCTCCAGAAGTTACATATGTAGCTCTGTTTAGTGCAGAGTAAGGAATAAACAATGATCTGCTGCTTCCACCAGTAACACTGTTCTTGGCAATATCCTGAGATACTTCTCTAGCAAAGCCAGCACCTGGTCTATCCCAGTTGCCATCACATAAAGCTTGGATACCAGCAGAAATCTTATACTCTCTGTTTTCTTTATGATTTAGTTCTACAGGAGTAACTGTTTCAATTGGTTTTGCACCTAACTTTTCAAGAACATTAGCTCTTGCCTCATTAAGTGGTGTGCCGTTTGCAATCATCTGATCACCCATTTCTGTTAATGAATGTCTGTTGCAAAGAGCAGTAATTTCTCTAATTCTTGTACGCTCGTCAGATTGAGCCTTTTTAGTGGCTTCTGAACGCACAACCTCTAGGTTTTGTTCTTCGGGCATTTCCTTTTCGGGGGTATGGGATTCTACGACAGAAGCCGTATCTGCGTTTGCACGCTTATCATCCATAATAGGATGATTTTCGTCAATAGGCATAGTATCACTATCAACTAGTGACCTACCTATACCTACTGAGGTATCAGCAGGTGTAGCGACTATGGAAACCTCGTAAGGTTGCCAATTTGTCGCCAAAAAGCTATCATCTCGCTCTTCCATGTCGTTAATTACATAACCTGTACTGACATTGCGTAAAATTCCATCTTTTACGTCTTGCCTTACTTCCTCTGCAAAACTATTTTTACTAAATCTAACTCTTGAGTAACCTTTCTTTTTTTTCTTATCTACAAAAGCACGTTCTACAACACCAATCACTTTATTAGGATCATGGTTAAACAATAGTGGTGCAGAGTTGTTTAGCCTATCTAAATTCAAAGCTCCATCATCGTGACTAAGCACCTCCATCCCAAAGTTACGAGCTACTGGAAACTCACTAGAGAAAGCAAATTCATAAACTCTGTCGTCTTTCTCTGCAAATGTTGTTTCACCACTACGCTTGTAACATTCCGTAACACTTCTAATAGGATCTATCTTTGTTAATGTGCTGAACTTGTGACCTACAAAGGTATCAGTTGCCTCACCTTCTCTATATAGACGTATAAGAGCAGCAGGGTCATCTTCTGTTCCAGTAATATTAAAAGATGAATCTGGTACATCAATAGTTCCATCTCTTTCTATTCTTGTAATTACTCCTCTAGCTCTACCTCCAGAAGAGTTCCAACTTACAAAATCTCCAGTTTCTAAAGCATCTGGTGCTGCTCGTTTTTTAGTTTTAGTCACAGGCATAGAACGTAACTCCTTAATTCTAGCGGATTTTGGATCTGAAAAACTTTTTCCAGCATCACCGCCCCATGCTGCCCATGCTACACGACCTTTTGACGGATAGCCATCCTCACCAGGACTAAAACCTTCTGCTTGTTTATCTACCTCATGCCTTGCAAACCAAGCAGACATTTCAACAACAACCTGTGGACTTAGCTCATTACCACTAAGTATCTGTGTAGCTCTTCTTGCTGCTACTTCTGTGCCACCTGCTCTACCTTCTGATTTCCAATCTCTATATCTTTGTGCCTCCTCTTTCATGCCAGCAGTTGGCGTTAAATCTATCTCAGTTCCATTAATAGTTGCCACTTGCTTCCTCCGATACGTTTTCGGCATCTTCGCCTGTTGGCTCTAAGGTATCACCAAACGGATCGATACTACCAACAGGTTTAAATTGTGAACCACCTGATTGTGTTGTAGCACTAGGATCAGAGTCGGTCACTATATTCATCTTATCTAACTTAGCTAGCTCAGATTGTCTCTGTACAAGTAGTTCTTCTACATCACCACCATTTTCTGCAATACATTCTGACAATGTTTTCAAACCAGATCTAATCGCATCACGCTGTGCCATTACTTCTTTTTGTGGATCAACATAGCTATATCCTCTACATACCCATCTAACTTTTTCGTATCTTTCTGGTTCTGTCTCATATGTAGGCAGTTGGAGTGCATTATTCATAACAGCCATCTCTAACCATGCCTCATATATTGGCTGATAGAAATTTTCTTTTAGCATTTGTTGTATTGTTCGCCAATGATCTCTGTCTTGAATCATCGCTAATCTGCTGCTGCTGTAATTAGATTGAGAATAATCAGAAGATATTGCTTCAAAACTACAACCTAGGCCACTAGCCATACTGCGTAACATAGTACGGACAAAAGGATCAAACTCACCGTTAGGACTATCCATATCTGGAATAGTTACGTTACTACCTGGTTCTAAATATTTAAACTGACCTGGCTCAAAACTAGTTACTCTGTCATAGTCGTAAACTTCTCCACCAGGATCTAGCTCACCTTCTGGTGTACTGATAAATCCCATTAAAGCACTGCTTGCACGACATCTAATCAGACTAGCTTCAATATATCCATCAAGTTGTTTTAGGTGACTTATTGCACTAGCTAAAAATGGGATACCACGATGCTGACCTGGTCTTTGTGGCATAAATAAATGTATTACATCTCTTGCTGGAACAATAATATGTTGTTTCTGTCCAATAGGTGCAGCAAAATTGCTATCACCAGGATGCTTAGTAAGAAAAGCATAATTAACAGCACGTTGAAATCTATCCATCTCAATACCTAGTCTCCATACATTTGTAGGATCAGATAATTTACCTTTGTAATCCTCGTCTAACTGATCTGCTTCTATTACCTCTAATGCAAATGGAACTTTGCTTCTGCCAAACTGCTTACGATGCATTATTACAAAACTTTCGCCACTTTCTATCATTGATCTCACAGCTAGTCTTTCTAACTCAGAAAAACATAAAACACCTCTTACATCGCAGCTATCTTTCCTACCCCACATAGACCATTGACCTTCTATCTGCTCATTTAGCTTTGTATATAATTCATTGTTTCTTTGCTTTCTTATCTGTGCCTGTAATCTTACGCCTGTACCAACCACCTGATTTGTAGAATATCTTATTGCCTGTGCAGCATAATTATTATTACGAACAAGATCATGTACATTTGATCTTAGTTTTACTATGCCTTGCTTCCATTCTTGATCAGCAGATGTTTGGTTAGTTACCCAACTTGCAGACAATCTGTCTACTCTTGCTCCTGAATATGACCTTCTGCGTTTTTTTACAGGTTTTTGCTCAAATATGTCTTGATTTGACGTAAAAAAGCCTTTCCATGCGTTAACTAAACCCATTTCTCCTCCTAAAAACGGACATAAAGATTTTTGGGATCACCTAATCCCTGTGCTATTAATGAAGCACGTTGCTCACTTTTAACAATACTTTTTAACTGACTTTCTCTAGCTATTAACACAGGTAAATCAAGACGTTTAAATGTTCTGTCTCCTATAGTGTATTCTTTTGCTTTATCAGAAACAATGGCTCGTATAGCAGCAGACACATTTGCTAAATCTGTTTCTGCGGTTGTTCTATAATCTATTGCTCCAGGTGTACCAGAATATTCAAGCTGTTGTTTTACTGTAAGACTACCTTGACCTAACTTAAATTTTTCTCCTGACTTAGAAACTATTGCACACCAATACCAATCACCTGCATCAAACGCAGCACTATCTGTTGCACTGATAGTAAACTGCCATCCAGTGTTATATGCACTACCTACACTTATATGTCCTTCACCTGCTGTATTAGTTCTTAAATAGTATGTAAGTGTCCAATCTGTACTTGTTGCATTTTGATTAAAAGGCACAGTTGTTGCCTCATCTCTCCACTTAACAGTTTCACCTGCACTGATAACAGATGGAAGATCAGATATCCACATAATGACCTCTACCAGTTAGTAACATAATCAGATTGTACATTCTTTGGTCTTATTCTACCTCTATTTGCCTTAGAATCACTATTTTGATTTTGATATCGTTTTTCTAGCTGATTCCATAATGTTCTGCGGTCATACAATTGATACAAACGATGTAATGCAGCATATGCATATACCATTTCATCTAATGCTTCATTTCTAACACCACTTTTCTTTACCCATACCCGATCAAACTGATATCCATTACGTTGTTTTCTTATCTCTCTTTCTGCTGTAAGTTCTTCAAAATAATCAGAAGTTATGGTTGGATAAAAATGTAAAGCACCTTTACCTGGCTCTGCTTCTTTCAATCTTCTATGCATCTGCGTTTTTATTTTATTAACAGCAACAGAAAATAACATTACGCTACCTCTTCTTGTTTTACCTGTAGATCCATAATCTATTTTGTTTGGCTTACTTAAAAATGCATCGTTGCGAAGTTTGCCTATACCTTTTATCGCTATCATCCCTAACTTCGTTCTTTCCCTTACATAGTTATAAACCTCATCAGTAAAGTGACCACCAGTATCTATAGCAGCTACCTCGATACGCATTTTTATTCCATTTACATTTGTATATGGCGTTTGTAATATTTCATCTAGCTGTTGCCATACATCTGGCCTAGATGGCGAACCATATATTTTTACTCTATCTAATAGAAAAAACTCTTCATTTCTACCTGCACCCCAAACAGACAAACTAAGTCTGTCATCCTGTGTATCAATACCAGCTAAGATTACTAGTACTTCTTCTGGCGGAACACCTTTTTCATAATCCTCGTTAGCTGCTTTTTCCATTAAAGCACTAGCACCTACCTTAGATTCGTACTCATCTTGCCAAACCTCACCTAAAACAGTATTTATAAATGTGCGTAACTGCTCTGGATTATCTTTTGAAGCTAGCCATTCTTCTGCAAGATTAGACCATGATGCATTTGGTGAATAGGAATAACCTGCCCATATATGAAAACCAACGTGCTTACCATTACCTTCCGCAGTAGCTCGCCATTCTCCTCTTTCCACCATCCATCGTTTTTTGCTGTGAGGTATAAAAACACCACACGATTTACAGCAATATGAGGCTGTATTTAGGTCATTTCCTTGCCATTTTATGTTATTCCAGACAAAATACTGCATTTCACCGCATTCTGGACATGGAACAAAGTATCTACGCTGATCTGACTCGCTAAATAGCTTTTCTATGCGTGAAAAGTCTTGAACAGTAGGTGTAGACCCTGCAACTATCTTTCTATTCCAGTAATATTCTGTTCTTCTTATACCTAGCTTTATCTGATCACCTTCTGTACCCGCTCCACCTACAGGATAGCCATCAACCTCATCAAAGAGAACAATACGTCTACTAACTCTACGAAAACCTCTAGGTGAGTTAGCTCCTACTAGTCCTAAAGTACCACCAGGAAACTGTTTTTGTAATAATGTGTTCTGTCCATCTTTTGCTTTTGCTTCAGATACTAAACCATGTAAACATTTTGTATCTCTAAGCATAGGTGCTACTTCTTCTTTAGAATATCCAGTTGCATCTTCTATAGTTGGCTGCACAATCATTATTGGACAAGGATCTTGGTGTATGTGATATGCAATAACGTGATTGAGAATTTTAGAATATCCAACTCTTGCTGATTTCATTACTGTGACCTGCTCAATATTAGGATCAGTAATCGCATCCATAATACCTTTTTGATATGGCAGTGTTCTCCAGCGACCACCTTCAGCAGAACTTTCTACAGACAGATACGCATACTCATCTGCCCATTCACTAAGGCTTAATTTTTTAGGCGGTCTAAATGCTTCTAATGCAGCTTTCTCTAACTCTTGGATATTTGTCATGCAGCCTGTGTATCAGCTATCTCTTCTAAAGACTCTCTAACAATATCTTCTAAACAATTCATAGCAGACACATCCAAATCAGGTATGCGTTGTTTTGCCTTACTAGGTATGCCTAAGACTTTTGTCTTAGCTAATGCGATTAACTGCAACCATGTTGCTTTTACTTCTTTGCTACTAACTAGCTGTTCTTCTTTTTGCTTACGTTCTATCTCTAACAACTCTGCCTTTAGATGTTCTGTTCTTGCACGACTTTCTTCATATGCAGGGATATCTGAAACAACTGCTTTCTGCCGTGGCTTGTGATAATTATTAGCTTTTTTCATCTGGTTAGGATGATATGTCTTTTCCCAATCTTCTACAAAAGCATCCTTATCTAACATAACTTTCCCATCGTTATCTACAACAGGAGTAAGTCTGCCCTGGTTAATTGCTTTATATACCGCCTGTGGAGTTACGTTCTTTAATCTTGCTGCTTCTGACCTACTGATTAGTGCCATGCGATTTTTTGTAACTCTCTTGAGGTTACATTAGCAAAACATTTGTAGTCGTGGTATAATTCCGCATTTTTATTGAGAAATATTTGCTTATTGAGAATAGTTTTTGTAACCAGATTGTTATATTGGGCGATTTTGTAACTACATTGTAAATTTTGTGCCTAGAAAAATTTTGCGGCTCGAAAGTATC